TCAGGTGTAAAGTCTTGACTAATCCAGTCTCTAATATCGGGCAGCTCACTAGCATAAGGAACGTAGATAATACTCTCGCCTTGGTTGAATGGGATCTCTAACTTACCCTCAAGTAAACAAGCGTTACTAATTAACTGCCAGTAGTTTTCACTCTTCTCTACCTTGTAAACATCTAGCCCCGCCTCAATCGCTTCTATGGTATCGCAATAAGAAGTTAAACTGAACGGGCATTTAATGTCTCCGACTATGTTATTTTCCACCGTTGCTCTTAAAGTGTCTGGGATGCCGTTCCAACGGTCTACAGTTGCATGCTGTATTCTGCCTTGTTGGTTCCCATCGCGGTAACTCGTGTCTAGTTTGCGCTCGAATACATAACGCTCCATAACCTTACCCCAAATTAAAGGGCGCGCGTTACTATCGGCTTGTAGTGATCGTGTTAGTTTCTCCTCGCGTACCTTCTCCTTTATGTAACTAATGGTAGTGGACCCTAACATTGTGATGTCTTCAATCTGCTTAACCGCGCTACCGACCCCTGTCTTAGGTCTGGCCGCTAGTTCGTCCGCTGTCATTGGTCGCTTACCCGCGCCTATTAATCTATGTGCGCTTGAGCTGCTAAAGTTGGCTACTCTGCTAATCATTACTTAAGAGTCTCTAAGTACTTAATAGTTTTCGCGTATGAACTTGCTTCTTCATTGGTTACAATGTCATTTAAGCGCGCTTGCATATTATCATTAAGAAGCGTAAACTTTTCATCCCTTAAAGCAAGCAACACCTCTAAGGTATAAGGGTTAATAGTTTTCACTCGAATACAGTCTACCTTTTCCTTGGTTCTGCGATCATCAATAGTATCGACAAACAGGCAAATGGTAACACCTTGCGAGTCCTCCATAAACTTAATCCCGCTCGATCTTACAATAGCGTTCGCATTAGTTTGATTGCATATAAACGGCTTAATCGGTTCTTTAAACCTTACTACTCGTTTAGACTCACTTCGTCCGCTTACGGGGTCTTTAACTGCTTCCCATTGTGCAGACTCAATAGTTACGTTTAACTCTCCGCTCTCAGGTAAATCCCAATGTCCGAGGTAGTTCTTATTCGGTGATTGCATCCAATGTGTTTTCTCGTTGCTCATGTTTATTTATATTTAGGTGGGTTGTTAAGTTTGAATTTTAATAGGTGGCTGTACTCGTGGAGTTGATTGGTAGCAAGTTCTAGTTGCGGGTGATCCACCGGTAGCAGCTGGCAAATTCTAATTTGCTCTTGGAATGCCACGCGCACTTTTTCGGTGTCGGATTGCCAGGCGATTACAAGGTGGTTAAACGCTTTTGCTTTTTCTGTGAATGTCATAGTGTGTTATTTGATAGGCGCAATGTAATACTATTATTTTACATATACAACACAAAAAAGCCCCACTATTAAAGTGAGGCTAATATTATGCCCAGTCAAATATGCTTGTTATAAGAGGGGGACTTTGATATGTGAAATCATCCACAATTTGTTTGTAGTTATTCAAATGTACAAAAAAAGCCCCGAACTTCTCCGAGGCTTCCAACCAAATTTAAACATGCACTATGAAAACACTACTAAACAATCCCTTTATTGAATGGCTAATGTACTGTTATTTTTCCCACAATAAATAGCGGTACGATAAAATAATTTGATTATCGCCCAAAAGATTGTAACCAACCCCTATGTTGTGCTTGTCATATTGCACCGCTACGGTTGGTGCGAATATCTCCCGCCCTACACTTGCGCCGGCAAAAATAGACCATTTCATCTCCTTTACAATTTGAGTAGGTCTAAGATTCTGAATCGTAAAGTTCACGTCCCTAAGATGATTCTCATATAGCGTCCCTGTAAACTTAATTCTAACCTGGTTAATTACTATCGTGGTATCAATTAGCCTCTGACTATAATAACTCTCTATAACTGCTTGCGTGTCTATTTTGGAGCGTGTCTTAACGATGCTAGTGACGTATATTAAGCTGTCAATCCGTATTTCTTGTTTAATAGTATCGGTTACGGTTTTAGTTACACGAATAGTATCAGCGGATTTAGTTTTTCGGCCGATAAATAAGCCCAGAAATAACGCTGCAATTATTAAAACATGACTCCATTTAACCTTCATTTTCTTTAGCTTTTCCTTTTGGTTCTGGCAGGTCAGATATCTTTTGATTACGGATGGCCGAACGGATATATTCCCACATATCTAGTCCGAAAATGTTTTTAAAGTTCCCAAGTATCGATCGCAATTCTGTTAAGGCAAGAAACCCCGCCACTAATCGCATAAGCGGAATAGCGGGCATTATCTTACTCTCGACTACCCAGCCTGCTAATAGTATTAAAGAGTATATAATTACCTTGGTGAATGTATTTACAATTTTTTCCCATTTAAAGTTTACTTGGTTTTTTAAGCTTGCACCGATACCCGTAATTAGATCAATAACTATTAATACTATTAACGCTCCCGTTACGTCGTAGATTGGAACTAAAATTGCTAAAAACCAAATCATAAACTTCATAAAAAATTCCAGTTCATCGGTAGCATTTAGAATATTGAGAATATGCTTAGGCATTTTAATTGTCTTTTATTAAATACCCTCTCATCCGTTCCAACGTGCTGACGTTCCGCGAATATCGTAATGCGTAAACATGTGATATCTACCTACCCCACCCTCTACCATCTTACCATTTTCGATAAGCTTTTCAATCTCATTCGCTACGGCTTGAGGTGACCAACCAACGACCGAAATGTCAGCGGCCTTTAATTCTACGTGCTGACTTGTTCCGCTTCTCCCTCGGCTTAGTTCGTACCACTTAGGTCGGTAGCTGATATTGATATCAATCCGAGCGTCTAAGTGATCTCTAAGCACTTGTAAGTTATCAGCTAAGATAATTAGGTTAGGTTCTAATTCAAAAGTATTGTCTCGGTAGCTTTCTTTTACTCGTTTCTGTTCCGCCTCGTTAAAAAATCGCGAATCTAAGAACTCGTGTAAGCTAAAGTTTTTTGTTAATTTCATTTGATATTGGTAAATGCTTTTATAAATCCCGCGAAGGCTTGGGCCATGTAGGCAACTAAAGCCATTTGCCAGCCGCCTAATATATAGACGATTGCCAAAAAGCAAAGAAGGCTAAGAAATTGAAAAAAGTGTTCGGCATCGGTAAGCCAAACTAAAGCAGAACCGAACACCCACCTCGGTAACCAATCAGGCCCCCAGCTGTGTTTATTCGTCCAGCTTAAAGGCGTGTTCCACCAATTGGCCCAGCCGATAAACCCGCCCTCTTTTCCATGCTCGGAAAGTTCTCGGAACGCGGCAAAGAGAAACGAAAATAAAGCGATTAATAATGCTGTTTGTATCATAAGTTAATCGCACCAGCAGCCCATTTAACCCCGTGCATTGGATTACTAGGGGTTACTTGATTTAAACTAGTAAACTCTAAAGCATCTGTCACTTTAATATCCGCGTGGTAGCCGCTAAAAAAAGTTGCTGCTGTTAGTTCTTCGCCTGCCGCGTTATACGTGGCCGCTTGGTCTACTGGGTTTAATCCTAGACGAACAACCGCCAATGTATTTTGGCCGTTAATTATTCCGTGGTCTTGACTATCTATCAGAACGCCTTTAGTGAGCATCGCGGAATTAAACGCGGCTTGGGTAGAATACTTTAATCTGTAAACGTAAAATGGCATAATTAAGTTATTGAATTAGATTCTGCTTGAGTTGGTGAATCATCAAAAATTACCATTTCTCTAAACCGTCCGTAAAAAGGAGTCGACCCGTCAAATGCTGCAAATTGAATAGTGTTTAGCGTTGTCCCTGAAAAAACAGCACCGCTTAGATTCTCTCCTAACTGCGCTCCGTTTTGGTGAAGTGCTATATTGTTGACTAAGTATCGCGCTATTATCTTCGTCCATGTATTAGCGGCTACTGTTCCTAAGTTAGCTAACAGCGTATCTGTTCCTGCGCTTGTGTTTAAGTCTAAGGTGATATTAGTGTCTAATAGTATTTCTACTTTTTCATCGTCCGTGCCATCGGATAAACTTATTCTACTTTCCGTTGTGGTGAAGGGTGCTATTTCAAAATAAATACCACCGCTTGCTTGCCCGATTAAAGCCGATGCGCTCGTTTTGCTCGGCACCATTGCATCGCGGGTTTCGGTGCTGCCTTCTGTTTTAATATTGGCTGAAGGATAATCTCCTGCCTCTCCTTGCACGTAAGAAACTAATATATCTGCGCTTGTTTCTGACATTACAGTAAAACCCAAACCGACTGTTATGTTTACATTAGTAGACCCGCCTGTGTTGGCTAGGTTTGCTTGGAACCTCTGCCATTGATTAGTTACGGTTACAATTTTTACTGATCCTGTTCCAAAATTACCAAAAATTAAAATATTTTGGTTTACCCCAGTGTTTGATTTTAACCAAACCCCATTAGAATAGTTTGTATTTAAAGCGCCTGTTACGGTTTGAGTAATAAAACTTCTGTCAGTTGCTGCCGTTCCTGCCCTTGAAAATTGCACCCTGTCAGCGTTATTAGTTCCATCGGGCGATATTGCATAATTAGCTGTAACAACTGGAAGGATTCCGCCTCCTGAATTTCCTTTTATCCACGCCGCATTATCTATTTCATTAGATCGCAAAAATATATTCGTCCTTTGCGGCCATATAGCAGTATCCCCACAACCGCCATTTGTAAAGTCACGCGGCAAAACATTAGCGTCTACCGCTTCAATCAACCCCGCCTCATTGATTCTAGTTAGGTTCGCTGTATTCTGCACCGTACTAATCGGAATAAGCGTTGCCCCGTCGTTTGAAGTCGCATATAAAACACTTGCTTTACTTGCCGCACCCTTTGGAATAATAATACTTGCTTTGTCTAGTAATGTTGCCATATTATGAAGTTATATCTAGTAATGAGTTAAAAGTAGATTCTACGAAAGACAAAGAGCCACCACTGCCGCCATCGGTAGTAGATAATGCTATATAACTTAAGGCATATGAAAACCCAAGGGCAGGGACAGAATTTAGCGCGTTAAAAGTTTCATCTACACAAGAGGCACTACCCCCGCTGCCGCCATCGGCATTAGCTAAGCTTAAATAAAGCTGACCTAGTGAGGTGATTGTTCTAGTTCTAGTCCTATACTGTAAACCTAAGCCTAGCCCTAACATTAAACAGGTGGATTAGTATCAATATAAGCTCTAATAGTTCCGTCTGTGGTGTCAATAGAAGTTATCACCCCGTACTCCACTTCGCCAGGCGCTAAGATTAAGTTTCTCGGTGTACTGTCTGGGAACTGAAATATTACCGTAACAGAGGCCGCTGCATTCTGAGCCGCTTTAATTGCTCGCCATCTGCCTGTTACTGTACCGGTAGCTACTACAATGTCTTGTGATCCCGCTTTACTAAAACTTGTTCTTTCTGTTATTGCCATGATATTATTATTTGCTTTGTTATAATCTAAACTTAGAACTTAAATCTCTTTCCGTGTTCACCCTTCCTATTGCT